CTACAGACCAATCCTACATTACAAACCTTGTAGGTGGTTCTGGAAGCTCTACAAATGTTGCTGACACGCTGGTGCTTCGTGATTCAAACGGAGATTTTGCAGCAGGTACAGTAACAGCCGATCTAGTCGGTGACGTAACAGGTAATGCTGACACTGCAACAACACTTGAAACTGCTCGCACAATTGAAATTAGTGGAGATGCAACTGGTTCCGTTAGCTTTGATGGCTCTGCTAACGTAAACATTGCCGTGACCTTGGATGGCAGTTTTGCAACAGATACCGAGGTCTCTGCAGCTCAAACTGCAGCAGAAAGCTATACAGACACAAGAGAAACTGCAATTACAGCTGCTTACCAGTCATATGCTGACACAGCAGAAGCAGACGCAATTTCTACAGCTGCAGCAGATGCAACCTCTAAAGCAAATGCAGCTCTTGCAAGTGCTCAGTCATACGCTGACACAGCAGAGGCTGACGCTATTACATCAGCTAACAGCTACACTGATGGAGAAATCTCTACCCTAGAGGCTTCTCTTCAAACATATGCTGACACAGCAGAAGCAGATGCCAAGAGCTACACAGACCTGCTTGTTGGAGATGGAACTGTTGACGGTACTGGTGGTAACACTATTACAGACAGGATTGCTTCTGCAGTTGCAAACCTTGTAGATTCAGCACCAGCAGCTCTAGACACCCTAAACGAACTAGCTGCAGCACTTGGTGACGATGCTAACTTCGTAACTACAATCACCACATCTATTGGTGAGAAGGTTGCCAAGGCTGGGGACACCATGACTGGAGACCTGACACTTGCTCAGGACCCAACTAGTGCACTTCACGCTGCTACTAAGCAGTATGTAGACACAGCTGAGTCAGATGCAATTTCTACAGCTTCAGCAGATGCAACTTCTAAGGCTAACACAGCTGAGTCTAACGCTAATACCTACACTGATGGTGAGATTTTAACTCTTGACACATCTCTTAAGGCATACGCTGATCAGGCTGAGGCAGACGCAATTTCTACTGCTGCTGCTGATGCTACTAGCAAGGCCAATACAGCTGAAAGCAATGCAAACACCTACACCGATGGTGAAATTGCTACTCTTTCCGCTACAGTTGGTGCACTAGATACTGACGATGTTGCTGAGGGTACAAACCTTTACTTCACAGATGAGCGTGCTCAGGATGCAGTTGCAACAGCAATTGCTGCTGGAACCCACGCTAACATCACAATCACTTATGATGATGTAAACAACACAATCAGCTTTGAAGCTGAGAATGGTGTTGCAGACTCTGATACAGATGACCTTTCAGAGGGTACAACCAACCTTTACTTTACAGACGCACGTGCAGTATCTGCACTTGAGGCTGTTGTTCCTAACTTTACAGAGGTAGACATCAACTCTGTTGCTACACAGGTAGCTGCAACTCAGACAGTTGCTACAGCTAGCCAGGTAGTTGCATACAGCTTTGATTCTGGAACATACACTTCTGCTAAGTTCCTCGTAAAGGCTGACACTGGTACTCACACTGAGGTATCAGAGGTTCTGCTAACACTTGACAGCTCAAACAACATTGCAATCACAGAGTTTGCGGTAGTAGGAACCAACGGTTCTCTATCCACAATCTCTGCTGGTATGAATGGAACTGACGTAGAGCTTCTTGTTACAACTGCAAACAACAACACAGATGTAACAGTAAGCGGAACTCTACTTGTTTAAAAAAACTGAATAAAATATAAAAGGTGGGGGTGGCTACTTCGGTAGCCACCACCCAACCAAAAACTAGGAGATAATTAGATGGCAACAAGCGACAAAGACTTTAAAGTCAAAAATGGAATCCAGGTAGCTGGAGACGCAGTAATTGGTGGTACCATTTCAGCATCTGCACCTACAGCAGACGGACATGTCGCAACCAAGGGGTATGTAGATTCCCTTTCTCTACCAGTTGTTGACTCAACTGCACCATCTTCTCCGAGTGCTGGCCAGCTTTGGCTAGACACTGTATCACTAAGACTTCACGTGTATGATGGCACACAGTGGATCACACTTGCTACAAAGGCAGATGCTGATTACCTAGCAGACCACATTCACGACACAGCAATTGATGGAACTGGAAGAATCACCACAACATTTGTTGAGGGTGGAACTCCAACAACAACATTTGTTGCTACAACTGAAGCTGGAACAGCCTCTACGACTGACTGGGAAGACACTTGGTCGGGTGGAATTGTTACAGATCAATTTAACTAAAAAAAGCATTTATAATTAAATAAGTATGGGCAGAACCCATTAGGAGATAAAATAATGGCAACTAGAATGCAGCAAAGAAGGGGTACCGCAGCAGAGTGGACCTCGGCAGATCCAGTACTAGCAGCTGGAGAAATTGGTTACGAAACAGACACTGGACGTTTTAAGTTTGGTGATGGTGCTACCGCATGGAGTAGCATTGAATACTTCAGCAGTGCTAATGATATCATTGATGGTGCTCCTGCTGCCCTTGACACACTTAATGAGCTAGCTGCTGCTCTTAATGATGATGAAAACTTTGCTGCAACCGTAACAACAGCACTTGGAAATAGAGTACTTCTACGAGTTGATACCGCAGACAACTGGGCAAATAGTGCAGCATCAGATCCAATTGATGCCTACGCCCTTGTTATTGAAGCAGATACTGGCAAGGCTAAGGTAAACGGCAACGATGATACAGTTGTCTTTGCTGGCCTAGACTATCTAGCAACTGAGGTTTATGTAGACGGAGCAATTGCAGCAGCAATTCCATCAACTGTTGACTCAACTGAGATTGGATATCTTAATGGAGTAACCTCTTCTATTCAAGACCAGATCAACACACTGTCTGGAGAGCTTGACACAGCAGAAGCAGACATCTCAACTGCTCAAGCAGATATTGTTACCAATTCTGGAGATATCTCAACGCTACAGTCTAGCGTTGCAACTGCACAGACAGATATCACCAACCTGCAATCGGCAGTTACTGGTAATGATACAGACATTGCTACTTTGCAAACAGACAAGGCAAATCTTGATAGCCCAACATTCCAGGGTACCGTTGTTCTTCCAGCAACAACCTCAATTGGAAGTGTTGATGGAACTGAAATTGGTTATCTAGATGGAGTAACATCAGGAATTCAAGCTCAGATTGACGGAAAGCTTGGAACTACTACAGCTACCGCTACATATGCTCCACTCTCAGGACCTACATTTACAGGAACTGTTTCTTTGCCATCCACAACCTCAATTGGTAACGTAGATGCAACTGAACTAGGATACCTAGATGGCGTAACATCGGGTGTACAGGCACAGCTTGACGCTAAGGCAGATCTCGCCAGCCCAACATTTACAGGTACTGTTTCGGGTATCGATAAGACAATGGTTGGCCTTGGAAATGTTGACAACACTGCAGATGCAGACAAGCCAGTATCTACAGCTACTCAGACAGCCCTAGACCTAAAGGCCAATCTTGCTGGAGCGACATTCACTGGAGATGTGACAGTTGACACCAACCTTGTTGTTGAAGGAGACTTCACCGTAAATGGTACAAACTTCTCTGCAAGTGCAACAAGCATTACAATTGAAGACAACATCGTTCAGCTAGCACACCAGAACTCAGCCAACACGGTTGACCTAGGTCTTGTGGTAGCCTACAATGACGGATCAGTAGGACACGCTGGTATCGTAAGAGACGTATCTGATGACACATGGAAGCTCTTTAAGGGAGTTGCTACTGAGCCAGCTACCACAGTTGCTTTTGCAGAGGGATCGCTTGATGACCTAGCTTTGAACAACCTAACAGCTGCTGGAGTTGTCTTTACAGACGGAACTCAGACAAAGGCTGGTGTCCCATCACTTACAGAGTTTGCAGAGAAGACTGCAAGCTACACTCTTGACACTCTTGACCACCAAGACAACATTGTCGAGATGAACTCTGCTAGTGCAACTACCTTTACAATTCCAACAGACGCTGCACTGGCATGGCCAGTAGGAGCATCAATGGATATCTTCCAAACAGGTGCGGGACAGGTAACAATCTCTGGAGACACAGGTGTTACTGTAAACTACACACCAGGAAACAAGCTCCGTACTCAGTGGTCTTCTGCTACAATATTAAAGAGGGCATCAAACAGCTGGGTAATCTATGGAGACCTTACAGCTTAATAACTAAATAAGAAATTGACAGGAGAAATTAATGGCTAAGAAAGAAGCAGGTGGAAAGTCCTCTCAGCAGAATGACTTTCTACAACCACTAGCACCAACACTAAGCAGTGCTACAAATGTTGGAACAGGCAGGGCATACAATAACGGTGCTATTGAAGTAACATTTTCTCTAGATCCGCTATCTCCTCCTGCAACTTCTTATAATGTTTACGACAGCGGAAACAACCTGCTTGGATCTGGAAGCTCTTCGCCATTTACCGTAACTGGACTATCATCAGATACATCCTACACCGTATATCTTACTGCTGTAAACAATTCTGGAGAGTCAGACCCTTCTGGAACACAAACAGTTACAGTTACAACTGTACCAGCTACCCCAAGTGCTCCAACAGCATCCTCTACAACAGCAGATGTTGATGACGTTTCTTGGACAGCACCATCAAACGGTGGATCAGCCATTACCCTATATTCTTGGGAGTGTGATGATGGAAAGTCTGGAACTGATACTGGCACATCAATTACAGTTGCTCAGGAGGGTACAGGTAGCTCTACAAATGCATACCGTGTCAAGGCTACAAATGCTAACGGTGATTCAGAGTTTTCAGCTTACTCTAATGCCGTTGATACCGTTGCACCATTCTTTCCACCATTCTTCCCGTTCTTCCCCCCATACTTCCCGCCATTCTTCCCATTCTTCCCCTTCTTCCCTTACTTCCCACCGTTCTTCCCATTCTTCCCGTTCTTCCCTTACTTCCCACCGTTCTTCCCATTCTTCCCACCGTACTTCCCACCGTTCTTCCCATTCTTCCCGTTCTTCCCACCATTCTTCCCACCGTACTTCCCACCGTACTTCCCACCTAGGTTCGGACCATACTTCCCACCATTCTTCCCATTCTTCCCACCTAGATTCACTAAGTACTTCCTCTAATAGGTAGCACAAAAAGCCCAGGGCACTAGTCCTGGGCTTTTGTGTTATAATAGTGTTATGAATGATTGGCATACAAAAGATAGATCAGAAACATCTAGTAATAGGATGACAACAAGACAAACTGTAGAAGGTGTTACGGTAGAGAACCCAGCATTAGGCATTAATCTTTATAAAAATGCAATATCAGCTGAAAACTGTCAAAAAATTATTAACACTTTAGAAAATAATTTAGGACCAGATAAAAAGTATGACTGGCAACCTGCCATGGTAACTGAGGCAGACACCCCAGAAACATCTGCTAGACATTGTGTAGATTTTAAAATAGGCAAACACTTTAAGACACTGGGTGCCATAGATGATTTAAACAAAGAGCTGTACGAAGCTCACGAAATAACATTTGATTCAATTTTTCCAATATCTCAAGACTATGGACGTTATTGGGGCGTTGGGGTAAACTATTTTGAATCATTTAATTTTGTAAAATATGATGGGCCAGGAACTCATTTTAAAGTACATGCAGACCATGGTCCTGCTTATGTTTGTACTGTTTCCATTGTTGCTTATCTTAATGATGACTATGACGGAGGAGAAATTTATTTCCCTAGGTTCGATCTAACCATTAAGCCAGAGCCAGGAGATGTAGTAATTTTTCCATCCACATATATTTATGAGCATGCATCACAACCAATGATTGGTGGAACCAAGTACTCTGTCGTAGTAATGACAGACTACAACGATAGGGGAAACCTAAGGTACCACCCATATCGTCAAGAAGACCAGAAAGTAATATATTAAGGTAAAACATGGTAGATAAACTAACAGCCACAGAGGGCAAAGAAGAACACGAAGACATCCAAAAAAGAATTGAAAGATTCTATACTATTGACAAACAGACCTGGTCAAAAGTAGAAGAAGTCGGGCCAGGAATCTTTAAATTTAGCGACAATCTTCCAAAAGATATGAATATTATTCAACGACTAGAAGAAGTTATCCTAGATCCATCTAATCACTATAGCTATATGGATGCTATGGTAGGATATGGAATGAAAATTCCAGAGTATCGTGACTGTGTAGATTTTAAGTATAAGAAAACTGATATCGAGCATGATAAGTCAGAAGCTAGCCTAAAGCTGCAACAGTTATGGCAAGATGTATATGACAGAAATGTGCAGGCTGTTAAGTATTACGCAAGGCACTTTAATATTGGAGAACTTAGATACTGGGAAGCTATGAACTTTGTAAGATACGGCCCTGGGCAGCACTTCCAAGAGCACTCGGACAACGGGTACTCCTATAACTGCATTGTATCCCTAGTTTCATATCCAAACGACGATTATGTTGGCGGGGAGCTTTATTTTAGACAACAAAATCTAACACTAACACCAAAAGCAGGAGATCTTTTTGTCTTTCCATCTAACTATATGTATGCTCACAGAGCAATGCCAGTAACTGAAGGTGTTAAATACTCTATCGTAACTATGCTTGATTACTCAGACAAGTATCACAGGCCTGAATTTTATCAAGAGACTGGTAGCTAATGCAGATAAATGTTTACAAGGGCTTTAAGGATAAGCCAGCGATTATTGATCAGCTGGCCTTAACTAGAGATTGGATGGATTTTACTTTTGATAGACACGCCTATCATTGCTTTCCAATGACCCTTGCAAATAGGTTGGGATGGGGAATTTCTTTCCCAGAAGATATTGTTATTAAATGGGACGGGATTAATGATTCTACACCAGACCATGTTGAAATAATTAAAGGACACGATTATGTTTACGGGGGCAGGGGAAATAGAACAATAAGTTTTTCTACAGGGCTAGTGTTTAATTCAGAAGAAAACGTAAGTCTGCTAACCATGCCAGTTCCAAATCAATTTATTCGTGGAACACAATGTATCACAACAATAATTAGCACTTCTGTGCTTGTAGGGGACATCCCAATTGCCTGGATGATAACAGAGCCTCACATAGAAATTACAATACCAGCTGGAACCCCAGTTGCAGCGATTGTTCCAATTTCACTTTCAGACGTTCAGTCTTATGATCTAACAATTCATTCGGGGTCACCAGAATATATGAAAACTGCTGAATGGAATAATAGAATGCAAGAGCGAGGCAGAGTTTCTCAAGAAAAGAATCAGGCAGGAGAGTGGACACATTATTATCGAGATGCCACAGACCATACAGGAGAGCCCCTAGGCAAGCATGAAACCAAAAAGATTTTAATGAAAGTAACAGACCTATCAGATGAATAAAATTATTAAATTTATTAATACACGAGCCTGGTCAAACATGGATAGTCCATCGGCCCCAGCACCCGCAGGTCAAAAAAATATTCCAGAGTGGTATCGTGATGCAGATAGGTTTGCCAAAATGCCAAACGGAGATCATTACGTAGATCCAATGAATCAGGGTAAAATTCCAACATGGAAAGCCTGCCCAGCCATATATGACATAATGACTACTGGGTATGTTTTTAGAACGCCATGCGATATTGAATTTAAAAAAGTAAATGGTAAAATTACTGGAAAAACGCTAGATTCAAGCTATGCAGATTTTTTGCACTCTAGAGACCCTATGCCACAGTTTGTCGTACCACATGGCTATGATGAAGTGCACTTTGCATGGTACTCTGACTGGACTGTCTCTACTCCCGAAGGATATAGCGTTTTATACTCTCAACCATTTGGAAGATATGACCTACCCTTTATGACAACTAGCGGAATTATAGATAATGACAAGGTGGCGATGTCTGGCACAATGCCATTTTTTATACAAAAAGGCTGGGAGGGCATTATTCCAGCTGGAACCCCCTATTCACAACTAATCCCCTTTAAAAGAGAAGACTGGGATTCTGAGTGGGACAAGCAAAGCCCCCTAGATATTCATAAGAAAAAAATGGATGCCAATAGGACTTTTCGTGTAAAAGACGGCGGCGTTTATTTGAAAAGTTTTTGGTCTAAAAGAAAATATAGCTAAGTTAATCGTGATATAATGTAGCTATGGAAAATCAAACATTAGCAAATGATATAAATCACGGACCTGAGCCAGAAAGAATCTCCATTACCCCATCGGGATATTATGGAGACTCTGCCGATATGATACAGGCTAGAGAAAACTTTATGACTGAGGAAGAGCTGACAAAGCTAAATGATTTTATTCGCAACAACACAGTCTGGGACATCACAGAAACTCATTATAATGACGAAGGAACTGTGATTTATGATTCCGATTATTGGAAAGATCGTGTAGCCTGCTATCCTTCAATAGCAAAAACTAACACAGAAGTTCCCGACATTATTGAGGGAATGGTTGCTAGGCTTAAAAAAGAGGTAGATGCATTTTATAGAGTAGATGCCTGGCCAACAAGCCCAGCAATGGTAAGATGGCTGCCAGGCCAACTACAAATGCCACACGCAGACAAAGAGTTGCACGTAGGAGACGATGCGGGCAAGCCAAATGATTTTCCTTGGTATGATCTAGCAGGACTATTTTATATTAATGATGATTACGAAGGTGGAGAGTTATATTTTCCAAATCAAGGAATTCAGTTTAAGCCCAAAAAGGGAGCTGCATACTTTTTTCCAGGAGACATGAATTTTATACATGGAATTACAGCAGTAGAGTCTGGCATCAGGTACACAGTACCGTTTTTCTGGACTATTCGTAAACACTATACTGAAGAAGAGTGGGCTGAAAAAATGGCTTTAGAGGAGCAAGAGTAATGGCATATATTTACACAGATATCAAAGATGAAGACTTTATTGTTTGGAAAGATGAACCAAATGATAACCCAAAAAGTATTTTGGGAGTTAAAGACAATAGAATTGTAGAAATTCCAAATTTTGTAGACGATGAAACCGCAGACAGCATGGTAAAATATTTTGAGCACTATGCTGAAATGTGGGGACACATTGCATTTTACGGCTCATCTGGAATGGGAATTATGCCAGATGATCCGACAATTGACGATTTTAATTTGCCCAGAAACTTTTTTGAACAAATCAAAAATGCTTATCAAGCAACCGTAGCACACGTATTTGGAAGGCCAGTAAAGCCTAACACATCTCATGCACAAAAGTGGATGGTTGGAGGATTTGCAGCCCCACATTCAGATAACTCTGATTTTGAAGGAGTCCCAAACTCTTTTCAGATTAATAAATACGTAGGCATTTTATATCTAAATGATGACTACGAAGGTGGACACCTATACTTTCCAGATCATGATATAGACTTTAAACCACAAAAGCTTTCATTTATTGTTTTCCCAGGTGGCGTTGAAAATGTACATGGTGTTAGCGAAATTACTGAAGGCACTAGGTACACAATGGTTTCTTTTTGGGACTATGAAGAAGCAGAATACTCTGAAGAGCAACTTGAGGCTTTTGAAGAAGAACTCAAGATTGTTCGTGAAGAGCAGGCAAAGCAGAGAGAAGAGTGGGAAAGCGGAAACAAGTATGCATAGGAGATAGCATGTTAGACGTAGAAAAGATTATTCATAAAGACGATATAGTAGAATATCCAGGATTTTTAAGTCCAGAAGAGTCGCAAAGGCTTATTGATTATTATGAGAGCGATGCAGACTCCTGGGAGCTAACATGCTTTTTTAATGCTAGAGTAATGGATCCAAGGGCACCGATGGCTAAGGGTGTGTATCCAGAAATTAATGATGATTACTTTAATGGTCTTAGAGAAAAGGCAAAAGAGTATGGAGAGGCCGCTATGGGCAGAGGTTTGAGAAATCTTACTCTTAGTGCACACAAGTGGCTACCAGGAGCCTTTGCTTCAGATCATGCAGATAATGCGGAACTTGATGGAACTCTGAATGCATGGCAAGAAAATAAGATGGTAACCATTATTTATCTTAATGATAATTATGAAGGTGGGGAGCTAACCTTTAGGGACCACGGGCTTTCAATTGCACCAAAACAGGGAACTATGGTTGCTTTTGACGTAGGATTTGGAAATATTCACGGGGTTAATGAAGTAACTTCTGGGGAAAGATGGACAATGCTCTTGTCGTGGGATTGGGCAGACTCTGTGTATCCAGAAGGATTTTTGGAACAGCTAAAGGCCGAAAGAGACGGTATGTTGCCAGAACAACAGGTGCAAAGACAACAGTGGTTAGAAACGGGTGACCCAGGATTTTAATATGATTAAAGATATTCCTTATAAAGAAATTTTACCAAGGGTATTTGTATATCCTGGACTTATTTCTAATCATAAAGAATACTTGGCAATTCTTGATGGACTTCATAATGGTAAAAGAAAGCGATATCTATTTAAAGAGCCCGAAAATTGGAGCATTTTTGGAACCACTATGTCTTATGAGGCAAGATTTAATGAAACTCGTCTTCTAGAGGATGTTACTAAAGCCATGCAAGAAAATCCTGAAAACGAAAAAGACATTCTTGCAGAAAAGAAAATGATTGAAGAAATTGAAAATGCATTTCTAATATCAACAGAACATTATTTACAACACTTTCAGCTAACTGATGCAGCAAAAGATTGGATAATTTCTGCACCATCTTATGATAGGTATACTCCAACACCAGAGGAGCATATCAATGGAAAAGATCACGGCCAAAGACTTGCTATGTCTCACCATAGCGACTACCAAATAGAGCGTGAAGAGATGCCAGGGTTTAAGTATGTGCTAACAGTAACTCACTATATAAATGAT